CGTAGACGTAGAACGTTTAGGATATAATAATGGGAGCGGAAGCGGAGGAAGCATTGCAAACGATTTCAAGGAATTTTCTATATTTATTATAGGACTAAGATGCTTAATTCAAGATTACGATGAAAAGATAGGACAAGACATCACATACGGTTTTGGAAAAGACAAACTGCTTTTTTGTAAACTAAAAGACATTCAAGAGGGAGATAGAATAATTAGAAACGAAGGAGGAAAGGATAGAGATTATAGAGTAACAGCAGTTAAAAAATTCCATCAGGGATTAAACCCTCATTTGGAAGTAAAAATAAGAATTTTCAAATCATGACGACCATAACCGTTACCATTAAGAATGCGGACGAAATAAAAGAAGCATTTAAACAAGCGCCCATTAAAATTATAAACAACCTTAATAAGGCAATAAATCATATTCTCGTAAAAGTTACAAATGACGCAGTAAGATTAGCTCCACATGGAAAATTAGGCGGAGGAAATTTAAAACAAAGTATCAGAAATTATATGACAGGACCATTATCTGGAGTGGTTATAGTTGGAGCAAGTTATGGATTATACGTGCACGAGGGCACACGCCCGCATGTGATAACAATAGTCAATAAAAAAGTTTTAGCCAATAAAAGAACGGGACAGATATTCGGGACGAGGGTAAATCATCCTGGCACAATGGGGATACCGTTTTTAAGCGGAGCAGTAAATGAAAATATGGGGTTTATAGATAACGAATTCGCAAAAGTAACAGAAAATATATTATAATTATGTCAACACATTTTCGCGATATTCGCGCCGCAATAAAAGCATTAATACAAACACAAGCAACGAAAGTGGCGATAACTTACGATTACGAGGCATCGACTTTTACAAAGTTCCCAGCCGTGGTAGTTGCACCCTCGGAGAATCAAGCTGACTACGGTGACACACAGAAGGATAAAGACACTTTTGTGTTTAAGTTAAGGGCATACTTTATGGTTAAAGACGAAAACGACCATCCTAGGGCTGAGAGGGCATTAGAAGCAGTAGTAGACCAACTTATGACAATTTTTAGACAGAGGGACGCATTAGGACCCGTTTGCGACTGGTTACAACCGATCCCTTCTGTCTGGCAATATGAAATTAGAGGTGAAGCAATTTACCGCATGGCAGAAATAACACTCCGCGCTACAAAATATATTAATTAAATGTGCTATAATAAATAAAAACAAAGCATCACGAACAAAATAAGGATGCTCAAAAAAATATGTCATTATTACGGGGGGAGCAGTTAAACATCGGAATCGGAGTTGAGGACCAGGCATCAAGAGGTTCTTTTACCGGACCCGATGCATTCATTCCTGGACGCACACCATCAGGAATTACGGTAGAAACAATTAAAACACTTTTGAAAGAAACCCGCGCATCGGGAGTATCATCAAGAGGGTCGGTAGTAGTGCAAAGGAAAGCATCAGGTTCTCTTGAATTTAACTTACGCGCGCAGACGATAGGATACCTGTTAAAATCTCTTTTTGGCAAAGTAAGTTCCTTGCCGGTTGGAGGTTCTGCAACCGCGCACCAGCATACTTTTACCATTGAAAAATACAACCCTCAATTCCCAACCCTTTCAATCGCTTTATCCGCTGGCAACGAACAACACTACGGATACAACAATGGTTTAGTAAAATCCCTTGAAATAAAGACACCGGTAGATGACCTAGTAAACGCAACGGTAGAATTTATTGCATCTGACGAAACTCCGCAATCTGATTTCGTTCTTTCATTTGACGATAACGATGTTATATTCCGACCGCAAGATGTCAGTATTAAAATCGCCGCAGACGTGTCGGGATTAGCTGGAGCAACACCCATCGGAGTAAAAGAATTTAGCATAAAGCAGGATAACGGAGCCAAAGCGCAACATAATATAGGGTCCGTAACCGCAAAAGACCAACTGGCCGGTATAACAGACATCACAGGTTCTTTAGTTATTGATTACGAGAATACAACCTACCACGACCTATACAAAGCAGGAACATACAGAGCATTGCAGATTACCATAGTTAGAAGCGATATTGATTTAGACATTGCCGGCAACCATCCGACATTGGTAATTACACTGCCAAGAGTAACATTAGAAAAATACTCACCGGATAGACCTCTTGACGATATTGTCCGAGATAAGTTTGATTTCGTAGCTCATTACGATGAGAACGAGGACGAAGCCATTGAAGCAGTCCTGCAAAACAATATCGCCAGTTATGTGTATACTCCTTACGGTTCAAGTTCATAAACTATCCCAAGTACTCTGACGAAATTAATCGAGAGGGCGGAATAAAACGCCGCCCTCTTAAAAAAACACTATGGAATCTCCAATTAAAAAAATAACTCTGCCAGTAACCAAGGCAACAGCAGAAATAAAAGAATGGATCACCGGAGCAGATGCAGAATATATAGATGAGGCAATACTTAGCGCTTTAAGGGTAAAGCCGGACATCAAAACAAAGTCAGCTAGCACAGAAAACATAGACATAAAATCAATAACAGAACAGGTGCACAGGACAATAGAAAAATTTGTAATTTCAATTAATGGAATAAAAGAAAATATATTAAAAGAAGTACTCTCGCTTCCAGAAGAGGATTATAATTTCTTAAATAATTCCATATCTGAAACAAGAAATAAAAAAAAAATTTCAGATGGTCAATCAACACAATAGTTAATATATGCTTATCTGTTGGTTGGGACTATCATACATTTATGAATCAACCGGCATGGTTCATTGACGAAACAATTAAAGAAATAAACCGTCAACAAGAAAAACAAAATGGCAGATAAGACACTAAAATTTATTATAGATGCTGAGAACAGAGCAACGGCAAAACTGAATCAGGTAGAATTATCACTTGCAGGAACACAGAAAAAACTGGAAAGTATGAAACCGGCATTTGAAACAATGGCCGTGGCAGGGACAGTTGCTTTTGCGGCGATTGCAACGGCCGTAGGATTTGCAGTAAAAGAATACATACAAGCAGAAGCGGCGCAAAATAGATTAACTCAAATTTTAAGAACTTCAAGGGGGGCCACAGACGAACAAGTAAAATCATTATTGGATCAAGCCAATGCATTAGAAAAAGTTGGAGTGATACAAGCAGATTCAATCGTCCAAGCACAAGCGCAACTGGCCACCTTTGACTTAGAAGCCAGCTCGATAGAACGGTTAACCCCAGCCATTTTAGATTATGTAGTGGCTGAAAAAGGAGCCAGTGCCACCACCGACGACTTAAAACAACTTACAAACGGACTAGCTCAGGCATTAAACGGAAATTTTACATCTCTAACAAAGACGGGCTTTGTTTTAGATGATGCTACAAAGGCGCTAATTAAAAACGGAACAGAAACACAAAGAACAGAAGCCCTTGTAAAAGTTTTGAATTCAACATACAAAGGGTTTAACGAAACCGCAAGAAATACCGCCGAGGGATCAATGATAGTATTAAAAAATAGTTTCAATAATTTACAACAGGAAATCGGTAAGGCATTTATTCCTGCATTAGAGAGTGTTGTAAAAAAGATAACCCCAATCATAGAAAAAATAACAGAATGGACAGAAAAACACCCTGAGATAACTCGTTATATTATATTGTTATCAGGAGCGCTGGCCGGATTAACAGCGGCAATAGGAGTATTGGGGATAGCTATAATCGGATTACAATCACAATTAGCTATTTTAATAGGACAAATAGCGTTAGCGGCAGGTCCAATATCGCTTTTGATTTTGGCGTTAACAGGGGTGGCTGTTGTAATAAACGACAAACTTACCAAATCATCAAAAGATTTAATTAAGGAATACGATAATTTGTCAGAGAGGTCAGGAGCTCTTTATAATTCATTTCAAAAATTAAAAGATCCGATTGTGGCAGATGCTGAAGCAATAAAAGATTTTGCTGAAAAAACGGAGGAAGCTAACAAAAAAATAGCAGATATACAGAAAAACATAACAAATTTAATTCAACAGGGGAACGAAGATCAGATAAGCTATAACGAAAATAAAGCTCAAATTTTTATAGACCAAGAACAAAAAGTGGCTGATTTACAGACTGAAATAACAGAAAAAACAGCTGAAATTAAAAAGGCAATATCAGATGGAGCAGACGCAGATAGAATAGCTAAACTGCAAAAGGAACTCGCTGACACTCAGCAAAAGTTTATAGAAGAATCTGCGGCATTAATAAAATTTAAGAGTTTTTCAGATGATATACAAACAGCAATGACTGAAATGAGGCGCAGGGCGAATAATACTGAGTTCCAAAACAAATTAGAACAATTATTAAAAACGAGAATAGCAGAACTTCAAGCATATGCAGATAAATTAATACAATATCAACAAGAATTAGCAGACGCTCAAAAACAAAAAGATGAACTGATGGCGCAGGAAGTTAAGTATACAAAAGATTTGGCGGCTCAGGAGGAAGAAAGACTAAATAAAAAACGAGAAGTATTAAAAGAAATGCAAAGATTAGAAGCAGAAATTAACGCAATTAATGCCAGAGGAGCAGGAGCTTCGCCTATGCTGGGCACAATTTTAAAAACTTCAACATCATGGTATCAAGGCAGAGCATCAGGAGGACTCGTAACAGCTGGCACACCTTATATTGTTGGAGAACAGGGGCCTGAATTGTTTATTCCCGGAATAGGGGGAGGCACAATCATTCCAAACGGGGTAGGAGGAGCAAGCATTGTGCTCAACATTTCTGGGCCGTTTTATGGGGAGGAAGGAATTGCCGACAGAATAGGAAAAGAACTTATGAGAGTGATTAAGCAAAATGTCAAACTATGATTACGATAACCATAGACGGAACAGACAGAACCTCGATAATAGAATTGGGGTCGATAAATAAAAAAGATGTGATCAACCAGCAAGTTGACTCTTTATCTTTTAATATAATTTATCACCCGGGGCAGACCTTCAGACCCGACAATAATTTAGAAGTTGTAATGACAGACGGAGCGACAACAGTTTTTGCAGGAATAATATCATCAGTTTCAAAACAAAATCAGGCAAACGGTTCTGTTTTATATAAAATTCAGTGCAAAGATTACTCTTTGGAATTAGACAGATTGTTGGTAAACGAGCAATACGTGAACACATCGGTTGAGGACATCATAACCGACATTTTAACAAACTATGCCCCGACATTTACAGACGTTAATGTCAACTGCCCGATAAATGTAGAAAAAATATCATTCGCAAGAATAACCGTAACCGACGCCATTCAAAAATTGGCGGATATGAGCTCGTATTCATGGTACGTAGATTACGTAAAAGACATTCACTTTTT